GTCTTATAGAAATTGCATAATTTTGTACACTTGAAACTTTTACGGTCTTTTGAGCAAGGCTGTGGAAAATCGTTTCTTGTAATAGACTTCCATCGTTTCTCCAACATACCAAGGAATTTTTGCTGATCCTCTTTGTCAAAGCACATGCTAAAAGGACCGCCATCTCTAATGAAAAAGATAGACATGATAGCCTGATCGTATTCTGGAAAGAGTTTAGATATGGCGTAGTTATATAGAAGAAGCTGTGGGTCTTCGCATAACTTTTCATATGTCTTTTCTTCTCCGGTAGCCCAGTTTAGGCGACGACCAGTTTTCCAGTCGATTACTTCTATAACACCATCATCTACTTCTGTTACGAAATCAATAGTGCCTTTAATAGAAAGTTGACCTTCTGCTTCTTTGCCTTTGCTATCCTTGTACTTAAATTTTGCCCACGGTTCCTCAATAGGAATATCGAAATGCGGTTCCGCAGCGACGATCTTTCTGTTTCTTGGATCGAACTGACCATCATTGTATTCAATTGCTGTTTGAACAAGCTCATCACAGAATCTATAATCAGCATCAGTATATTCATGAATACACTTATTAGTATAAGACACATATGCTTCTTTTAAAATTTTAGCTACGAACCTTTTAGTATACAAAGCCTTTGGAGTACATTGAATTCCTCCAATGGCATCATCTACTATTTTCAAGGTTTTAGCATCTGGATTATCTTGCTGCTCTTTTTTAAGTGTAGCAAGAACTTCCATTACCTTATGCACAATAGTTCCAAGCTGTGCCTTTTTACCAGACGGAGATTGATACCCCAACACGTATGTAAAGTAATATTGCATCTGACAGTATTCATAACCATTGTATGATGACGATCTAATGTACGGACAGAGCATGTATTACCCCTTTTTAAAAGTATGTATCCCAGTATTATTCTCAGCCTTTGGAGGATCTGGAATATTCTCGTCTCCCAGCCAGCCCCAAGATTCTAAAGCTTCCATAATTTCTATATTAACATCATGGATAGTCATTTCTCTATTGTCTATAACCCAATCAAATCCTCTATGTCGCCCCATCTGCTTTTCAGATTCATCATTGTCTTTAAAAGGGTTGCGGCATAGATGTATTACCTTACCTCCAGCCTTTTGAATGGCTTCAACTTCATTGACGAATCTACAATCATCAATCACAGCAACTAAAGGTTGTTCTAAGGCGATTCTTTGCATGGTATTTTCTAGCCAAATATCATCATAAATTTTTCTACATAGGCCAGTTCCAAACCATTGCAGAAATTCACGATGGGTAAGCTTTCCAGGTTCATGGTATATAAGTGTGCCATCTTCTATAAGTTTCTTTATTACTGTGCTTTTTAAGGCGTTTTGGTCAGTAACAACTCCAGGCATGTCTTCCCATCTATAGTGTGTATTTGTATTCTTCTGAGCATTGTTGCCATAAATACCTTCACGCTTTAAATTAAAAAGATTGGCGGCAATTTCTTTTAACACCGAGGCAAAAGAATACATCTTAACATAGGGCCACATATTATATCCCGCCCATTCTGCAAACTCAGGGTCTATTCTGTTAATGTCTAGAAATACACCAGAACCATCAGATTCATTTCCGTTGCTATCTCTAATCACAGTACTAACAGTCAACCTACCGTCTTCAAGAATTGCAAAGTCGCTAATAATATTATTAGCACGAAGTTGATAACCATGAATAAAATTAGCGGCAGTAGTCTTGCCAGCCTGTTTAGTGCCAGCAAAGGCTAGAATTCTAGTCATTAATAAGTCCTTTCAATTGAGGTTCTAGTTCTGATTTGACTTGATCGACAGGCATGTCGCCAACATCTTTAGTTGTAATAATAGGACGATAGTAAGAAAACCTTCGCCCGCATCGTTTAATGATTTGCTGATAAGCTTTTTGACCAGCTTCATCTGAGTCTGTAAGTATGATGACATTCATCACTCCCGATTCTTCAAGTATAACTAGCTGCTCTTCACCAATGCTACATCCAAAAATACCAACAGTTTGAGTGTAGCCAGCTTCGTGCATTCTCCAAACATCGCCTTGTCCTTCAACAAGGATAACAGAATGAGTATCTTTCATAGTGTTATATGCATGATGTATCCCATAAAACACATTTCTCTTAAATCCCTTACTATATAACCATTTTGGTTTTATTTCTTCGTTAGTGGCACGACCAGCACATCCAACATAGTTAAAGAATTGATCATATATTGGTGCAACTGCACGACCGCTCATTTGTTTACCAGTTTCGGAAGATAAGCCTACGTCAAAATGGTTAAGAATTTCTGATGACCATCCACGTTTAATAAAATATTCTGCTGGTATAGAGAGTCTTGATCTCACTTGCTCTCTTGATGGCCCACCTTCTTGAGGTTGTGTTTTCTTGCTAAACACATCAAGAGGATCAAAAATATTTACTGGTGTACTTGATATGTCGCAATTATCACCAATCAACGACATACAAAAACGTTCTGTCTCATCAAGCGACACATTTCTATGCTTACGATAGGACAATACTCCACGAACAAAACCAAATAAACTATTTGTCCATTCTTGCTCGCATTGATGCGTCCAACATCTCCAGTTACCTCTTATAGAGTCTCCGTCAGTAAATATGGTACAGGCATTTTCATTATCTCCCCCATGTACTGGACAAGCACAGGAAAGACGATTAGGATGCTCAACATATTCTATGTTAAGCTTTTCCATCAGTCGCGTTAGATTTGGTTGCTCTGCTAGATTATTACAGATCTGATAGATCTGATTCTGCGTCAATGTCATCTTCTATTTCAAATCCTTCTTGGTTTGCTTGTTGAGGATCGTGGATCTGATTTCGAGTACGGCTTTCCTCAATTTTCCCAATCGAACCATACATTTTAATGCTAATATAGTCACCGTCATCAAGACCAGAACCATGACGAGCAACAACGGGTACAAGTTTTCTGTTTCCATATTGAGCGGTATCCTCTGCTATTTCTTCTTCTGATTTCATTTTAAAGATAGTAAAACTAGTGCAAAGCCATATTAATCTATCTGAGCCAGAAACAACATCTGTAGACTCTTTAGTTATACCATCACGATTTAACTGAACAAAACTTAAACAAGGAACGTCATATTTTACGCAAAAATTATGCAGCTTAGTTATCTGAAATCCGAGGACTTGGTATTCCTGCATAGAAGCAGAAATGCCCTCTGAACCCATAAGCTTTAAATAGTCATAAACTATTAGGCAGTCTTTAGTTCTGCCATTCTCGTCAAAACCAACGTGCTGATAAATCCATTTTCGCATAATAGCAAGAATGTTTTCAAATGACTGACCAGCAATGCTAATATAGTGATAAGGAATACTTTTTAATTCCTCCACCGCTTTCATTACTTTTTCTCGATCAATTGCGTTTTCAGAAAATTTACCACTAGATATTTTATTGATCTCTACGCCACTAATAGACGCAAGCATTCTATTATAATGATCGTCTTTGCTCATTTCGGTGTCCAGCATTAACACAGGAATGTTATGCTCTTTAGAAACATGAACAGCGACAGCATCGCCAAACATAGACTTACCAGTTTTTGGGCGAGCGGCAATAAGATCTACAGATTTTCTACGCAGTCCTCCACCAATAGATAAATCAAAATGTGGAAACCCGCTTGGAATACCAACATAGTCTGTTGGGTTCTCACAAAGGAACTCTATATATTCTTCAAGGCCGTCCCCAAGCATTTCAGTTGTTTTATTAGAAGACTGATAAAGAGTGCCAGTTGCGTCTAGAATGGGTTCTTCAACCTTGCCAATTATATCCATTAAGTCTTCGTCGCCAGATACATTCTGTATGTCTTCAGCACATGCTGTAAGAGTTTTACCTAAATCTCTAGCTAGTTTCAGTTTTGTTATTTTAGACGCATGAATAGAAACATTTTCTTTATGTATTGGAAAATTAAAAAGAGAACGTATAAATCCAATCTCACGCTTGTTGTGAATCTTTTCATAAACGCCAAGCTCGCTAGCAGTTGATAAAATAGAAGTTAGATCAACTTTGGCATTTTGGTTTATAAT